GATGAATCCCACCCCATCGACCTGCACGAAGTCAACGTCTGCGTGGTTCAAATCCTAGCCCAAGCCGAAATGCTGCGCGCGGGCATCCTCGAACATGAAAGGGCCGAATGATGGCCGACCTTAACCAGTGCCAATTCATCGGACGGCTTGGCGCTGATCCCGAGATCAAGAGTTTTCAGAACGGCGGGCGCATTGCCAATTTCCGCATTGCCTGCGGGGAGAAGTGGAAGGACCGGCAGAGCGGCGAGACCAAGGAGCGCACCGAGTGGATCAGCGTGTCGGTCAATTCCGACGGGCTGGTCGGCGTGGTCGAGCGCTACCTGAAAAAGGGCAGCCGGGTCTTTCTGCAGGGCCAGTTCCGCACCCGCAAGTGGCAGGATCAGAGCGGGCAGGACCGCTACTCCACCGAGATCGTGATCGGCGGGTTCGGCGGGATCATCACCATGCTGGACAGTGCGAACCGCGATGGCGGGCAGGGCGGTGGGCGATCGGCTGACGGGAGCCGTGGTTCTGCATCAACCGGCGGCGACTATGGTCGCACCGTTGACGAGCTTGACGACGAGATTCCCTTCATTTCGCGCGAGGGCACTTGGTAATGTTCGCGCGCAAGCGCAAGCCGGAGCGCACTGACCGCACCCGCGAGGCCCGCCGTGCGCAGATGGTGCAGGTGCTGACCCTGCGCCGCGACCTGACCGGGGTCACCGCAGCCGACGTGGCGTGTTGGACCGGACTGCCCGAGCCGGAATGCGCTGCCGCGTTGCAGCGCGAGATCGCGAGGCGCGCGGTATGAGCGCCCGCGATAGCCAGGTGGGCGGAACCCACTACGCCGACAAGCCGATCCAGCCCTGGGACGCCATGCGCGCTTGGATGACGCACGAGCAGTTCGAGGGCTTCCTGCGCGGCAACGCGATCAAGTATCTCGCCCGCTATCCTGACAAGGGCGGCATCGAGGACTTGCGCAAGGCCCGCCACTACCTCGATGCGCTGATCGAGGTGCTGGCATGAGCGCATTCGACAACCTCGAAACAACGCTCGATCCCGTGCCCTTGTTCCCGGTCGAAGAACCGGACGGGCGCAAGGACTTGAGCGAGTTGCAGCGGGCTAAGATGTTCCGGTCCTACGTTGCCAAGTTGGCACCTAAGGTCATCCTTTATGCCAACGCTAATGCAGGCAAGCGCAATCCGAACCAGGCAAAAGCAGAGGGCATCAAAGCGGGTGTTCCTGACTACACTGTAGCTTGGGATATTTCCGATAGCACAATTTCAGATTGCGCGGTTTCCGTCGCTTGGATTGAACTCAAAGGGTATTCCGCAGACGGGCGACCCGGAAAACTCAGTAAAGCGCAAATTGACTTTATGAATGGCCTCCATTTGCGGGGACATAAGGTTGCGTGTTTTTTCTCGGGAAAGTCTGCCTTCGATTGGTTGGCATCACTCGGCGCTCCAATACGGGGAAGAATTGCATGAAAAATACTAAATGCACCCCTGAACAACTTGAGCAACTTGCGAGTGCAAGAAGGTTTATAACAAAAGAATCTTACGCAAAGGCTAAGGCTAAGCGTGATCGCCCCATAATAGAACGGATGGAAAAATTCAGGGTCGTCAATGGCGATGATGAATGCTGGGGGTGGACTGGTTCAACTGATAGCCGAGGCTATGGTAAGTTGACCGTCAATTGCCGCCTTAGAATTGCGACACATCTTGCGTTAGAAATGGACGGAAGGCCGCGTCCTTCTCCCAATCATTGCGCGTGCCATACGTGCGACAACCCCACTTGCACAAACCCGGCGCATTTGTGGTGGGGGACAAGGGCCGAAAATTCTCAAGATATGGTCAGAAAAGGCCGACATGCAAGCGGCTTTAAGGCTTGCGCTCAATGAACCTCGCGCCCCGCCAGCCCGACCCCCTGCGGGAAGTTCTGGCGCGGGTGCTTGTCCAAATCGCGCTGCGTGATCCCGATCCGGTCGAACGCGCGGCAAAGCTCCAAATCTTGAAGAAGGACGGTTGGCTGTGATGCCCGCAACCGAAACACAACAACAGCACTGGACCGACCGCCGCTTCGTCTATTTCAAGGGCCAGTTCGATACCCATATCGAAACCGGCGAGGATTACCCGACGCAGGCTTTGGCCAAGCTGTTCAAGATGGCGCCGGGGAACAAGCCAAAGGGCGCAGGACTGGCCTGCATTCCGTCCACTTATGCCGACTTCGACGCGCGCGAACATGCGGCACAGCGCGAGCGGGGCCGGTTCATTGCGCTGGCGGGCGATGTGGATAGCGGAAATCATAGCCTCGATGCGATCCGCGATGGCGTGACAGCTTTTGTCAACGGCGCGGCGTGGATGATCTATTCCAGCCCACACGCGCGGCCCGACGATATGCGGTGGCGGATTATCCTGCCGCTGGCCGAAGAACAGGGCTTCGATTCATGGCACGATGCCCAGCTTTCCTTTTTCGCGCACATGGAAGCGCGCGGCATTGCGATGGATCACGCTCTCGCCCGTGCCGCGCAGCCGGTCTACCTGCCCAACGTCCCTGCTGTTCACGCCAAGACCGAAACCCCGCTTCGGGGGCCTGATGGTAAGCCGCTCTATTTCGTGCGCGAGCATAGCGGGCTGGACAAGCCGGGGCTTGACCTCACTGCGGGCGTGGCGGCTGACGGGATCGCCGCCCTTGCCAAGCGCCGTGCGGATGACGAGCGTGCCCGTGAAACCCTGCGCCGGGAAGCTGAACAGCGCCGCGCATCGATGCCCAAGGGCGATGGTGCCAGCCTGATTGATGACTTCAATGCGGGGAACACGGTCGCGGCCATGCTCGAGCTATGCGGCTATGAGCAAAGCCCGCGTAGTGACATTGACTGGCGATCACCGCACCAGACCGGCGAGACCTATGCCACCCGAGTGATCGGCAGCAAATGGATTAGCCTGTCGGCCAGCGATGCAGCGGCGGGCGTCGGCACAACCTGCGCTGCGGGCTGCTACGGCGATGCCTACGACCTCTATGCCCACTACAAGCACGGCGGCGACCACAAGGCCGCATACCGCGCGCTAGGGGCCGAGCGGCGCATTGCTTCGGGCAATGTGGTCTATCCCGAACAGTTCGCTGACCCGCCCGCATGGATCAATGAAATCCCGCCGCATGATGAAATGCCGGACTTTGCAGAGGCCACGTTCGAACCGGACTTTGATCCGGCAATTGAAGCGCCGACCGAATTGCAGGTGGTCGATGCCTTCGACTTCGACGAGTCCGCGATTCCGACCCGCCCATGGGTGATCCCCGGCGTCATGCTGTCTGGCTATACCCATATGCTCGCCGCGCCTGGCGGTTCAGGCAAGTCCCTGTTCACGCTGCAACTCGCCATCGCGTTGGCCCTTGGCGAGCCGTGGGGAACATTTACCCCGCGCCGCAAGGCCCGCACCCTCATCATCAACGTAGAGGATGATCTGCATGAACAGCGCCGCCGCCTTGCCGCAGCGCGCCGAGTAATGGGACCGGAGCAGGATGCGCTGCGCGGCATGGTCCATCTTGTTGCCGACACCGACAACATCATTGTCGCGGGCTTCGACGAACATCGCCGCGTCATGGTCGCCAAGCCGATTGTCCCCGTGCTGGTCGATTATATCCGCCGCAACCAGATCGACGTGCTGATCGTTGACCCGTTCACCGAGACTTTTGAGGGCGACGAGAACGACAACAGTGAAGTCAAGTGGGCCATGCGCATCTGGCGCGACGAGATCGCCAAGGCGACCGGCTGCGCAGTCTATCTTGTCCACCACACCACCAAATACGCAGCGGGCGGGGCAGGCGATGCCAATGTAGTTCGCGGCGCGGGCGCTATCGTCAACAGCACCCGTATCAGCGCCACCCTTATGCCCATGACGCAGGACGAAGCGGCAACGCTGGGCATCGATGAGGGCGAGCGCAACCTTTACGTGCGCTATGACGATGCCAAGGCCAATCAAAGCCTCAAATCCGGCAAGGCGCGCTGGTTTCAAAAGCAGTCCGTCACCCTCACCAATGGCGACGAAAACCACCCTGCCGACGAGGTGGGCGCGCTTATCCCGTGGTCGCCGCCCGGTATGCTGGACGGCATTTCCATCCATGCCATCAACGCCGCGCTGGACAGCATCGACGGTGGGATCGTGGACGCGCACGGGGTGCCCACAGGCTCGCGCTACACCTATTCCACCAAGGGCGGCACCAAGGAAAGCGGACGCTGGGCCGGATGCGTCCTGATCAACCAGCTGGGCATGAAAGAGGGGCAGGCCGGAGCGCTGCTCAAGACATGGATGAAGAACGGCGTGGTGGTCGAAGATACCTATCGAGACCCCAACCGGCGCGAGGATCGCAAGGGCCTTTTCGCACCCCGCAGCGCCCGTCCAGGGGAGGCAAATTGATGCCCCAAAATAGCGCCCCAAATAGAAAATCATTTCGTGCGCATTTCGTGCGGATTTGTGCCCGAAATAAACCGGAAGCCCTAACGGGAAACCATTTTGCGCAAAAGCGCCCCAAATGGGCGCGCTATTTTGCGCACAAATGGTGCAGTTCCCGTTGTGAGGGCCTTCCGGCAAGCATCTTGGAAAGGATGTTTTGATGCGGAAGAATGCAATCTCACCGATCGGTTTGCCGCCTGTTGGAACCCTGCTCGATATCAATGGGCAGCGGTTTTTGTGCGTTGCTCACGACCAACACGAAGGCAGGTTCGGCAATAAAACCGAGGTCGCCATTTGGCTGGCAGATTGCGCGACTTGTGGTCAGCCGTTCCATAGCAAGACAACGGCAGGAAGGTTTGCTGAAGTCCGGCGATGTGAATTGCACAGGCGACCCGGCAAGCCGGTTTGTGGCGACGATGGCCACATCGCTAGCGCGCGGCGGTAATGACCACACCCAAACGGAGGTAACCGAGTGACCATGGAAGTAAGTCTCGCCCTAGCACTGCCGGAAACCACCAGCTTCCCCGACTGGCTCTCCACAGGCCGCGCCCTCGCCAACAGCAAGCGCAACATCGACTGGCTGATCGGTGACTGGCTCAACTTCGGCAAGGCCCGCTTCCCCGAGCAGATCGAGATGGCCATCGCCGAACTGGGCGAGGATCCGCGACGGCTCAAGCGCATCGAGACCACCGTCGCCGCATTCCCGCCCCACAAGCGCGACGGTGCCCTGTCCTTCGATCACCACGCTCATGTCGCCGACATGCCCCAGCAGGAAGCCCTGCCGCTGCTCAAGGCCGCGCACCAGGCCAACTGGACCGCCCGCCAGCTGCGCATTGAGGCCATGCTCAGAAAGTGCGAGATCGGGCAGAACCTGCCGCGTGACGACGACCCCGACCACGACCACCTCCTCGCCCTGTCCCGCGCATGGAACCGGGCACCCCGCCACGTCCGCGAGGAGTTCGCTGACATGATCGCAGAGAGCCATTTGGGGGTGATCGATGTTTAGCCGAAGCCATGGGAGCCACGACCAATGACCGCCCTAGTCCGAACCTTCCCACCGCCGCCCCCCGAGTTCGCCGAGCAGTTCGCAGACGGCGGCTGGCGGCGCGTCGAGCGCATCTATGGCGCCCGCACCAGCCTCATCCGCAAGTGGATCGCCCTGACCGGGGCTGGTGAGGCGCGCAGGCAAAGGAGGGGAGTGTGAGTCTGACCCCGAAGCGCGAGAAATTCGTGCAGGCCTATGTCGAGACGGGCAATGCTTCGGAGGCATATCGCCGCGCCTTCAATGCCGAGAATATGAAACCCGAGGTCATCCATGTGAAGGCTTCGGAACTGCTGGCTGACGGTAAGGTCAAGGTAAGGGTCGATGAACTGAAAAGCCACCACGCCGAGCGGCACGATGTCACGGTCGATGACATACGCGCCATGCTGCTCGAGGACCGCAAGTTCGCAAGGGAAATGGAGACGCCGGCAGCCGCAGTTACCGCGACGATGGGCCTTGCCAAGCTCTATGGACACCTGCGCGACAAGGTGGAGACGACCAGCAAGGTGACAGTGGTGCTTGATGGCACAACCGCCGACCTTTGAGCCAACCCCTCGCCAGCAAGCCCTGATCGCCGCCGCAGCCTCTCCTGCGCGACATATCCTGGCCTACGGCGGATCGCGTTCGGGCAAGACGTTCGGGTTCTGCTACTGCTTGGCGAACAGGGCGATCATGGCACCGGGATCGCGCCACCTGATCGCGCGCCTCCATAACATCGACGTGCGCCAGTCGGTGATGCTCGATACATGGCCAAAGATGATGGCGATGGCCTTTCCCGCCCTGCCATACGCCGTCAACAAGTCCGACCAGTTCGCCACCATGCCCGGCGGCTCCGAGGTTTGGTTTGGCGGGCTGGACGACAAGGACCGGGTGGAAAAGATCCTCGGCAAGGAATTCTCCACGATCTACGTCAACGAAACCAGCCAGGTCGCCTATGAAACGATCCTGACCCTGCGCACCCGCCTTGCCCAGTCCTGCGCCAAGATCGATGGCCGTGAGCTGGCCCTCAAAGCCTATTACGACCTCAACCCGACTGGCCGCAGCCATTGGACATACCGTGAGTTCATCGAGAACGTGAATCCGGTGGATGCCCGCCCGATCGACCCGGCATCGCGCGCGCATGTCGTCCTCAATCCGGCCGACAACCCGCACTTGCCGTCTGCCTACATGGAAGGGCTGGACGAACTGCCCGACAAGCAGCGCCAGCGGTTCCGTGACGGCAAGTACCTGAGCGAGGTTCCCGGCGCGCTGTGGTCTGGCTCTGACCGCACTGCGGACGATGGGCGGACGATCCCCGGCATCGATACGGCCCGCGTATGGACCCCGCCCGCTTTCAAGCGCGTGGTGGTTGGCGTTGACCCGTCCGGGTCCGATGGGGTCGGCGGAGACAGTCAGGGCATCATCGTGGCCGCGCTGGGCGTTGACGGCCATGCCTATGTGCTGGCCGACCGTTCCGTGCGCCTGTCGCCCGAGGGGTGGGCATCTACCGTTGCCAAGGCCGGGCGCGAGTTCGGCGCGGACCGTGTCATTGCCGAGCGCAACTATGGCGGGGCGATGGTCGAGAGCGTCCTGCGCGCCGCCGATATCAACATGCCGGTCAAACTGGTTACCGCAAGCCGGGGCAAGATCATTCGCGCCGAGCCAATCGCCGCACTCTACGAGCAAGGCCGCGTCCACCATGTCGGCGCGTTCCCCGAGCTTGAGGAACAGATGACCATGACCACCACGACCGGCTATCAGGGCAGCGGCTCACCCGACCGCATGGACGCCCTCGTCTGGGCGCTGACGGAGCTGATGCTTGGCGATGCGCCCTACAACCTCGCCGCTCTGGCGGGGTGACGGCGGTAACGATCAAACGGCGGTAAGCATACCCAAGCCCGCATGGGCACCGTGACGCAACTTTTCGACGGTCTTAAAAACGCCATCACCGGCGCAGGCACCCGCCGCGATCCGCGCGCAGCGTCGACCTATGGTGTGGCGATCGCGCTCACCCAGCAGGACATAAACAACGGCACGGACACGCTGTATGAAATCGAGATATGCCGCGTGAAGTACACGAGCGGGAGTATCACGAGCATCGAAAGCCAGATAGGTCATTTTGGAAACCAGTCCATAAACATGCGAAATTTAAGCGGCGTTAGGCGCGTATATATTGCTCAAAACGAGTCCGATGATACTTCGTCACTTTCAATCCATGATGCAGCGGGATACGGCGCTGTATTGCAAACTGCGAAAAGTGGAAGCGATAATTTCCGCGGTCTTTGGATGTATGGTTCGAACGGCGCTACTGCGGTATCTCAATTCGGGCATAACGCGACAAGCGGCGCGGCGTACATGTACATGAAGCACGGCACAGCATCCGCAAATCAAATTTATATCGAAAGTACAAGCAACGGCGGCAAAATCACCTTGCGCAACGCGGCGGGTGTTATTGGCGCGGAAATCATCTTTGATGCGGCGGCTGGCGGGCAAATCAAGCTGTACGACGCAAGCGGCACACTCAAACAGACCATAGGCTGACGGAGGGAATATGAGCGTAAACGGCATTACCTTTGACAAGCGCCGAGTTCGGGCGCAGGACGATGCGCGGATTCGGGAGCGGCTTTTCCCTGACGGCAAACTGCAAGGCTGCGCGATAACGTACAGCGGCGTGAACCTGACCATTGCCAACGGCTATCTGATGGCGAAAGGGCGGCAGGTGGAAATCCTTGCCGAAACGATAGCATCAGCGACAACCGAAGCGAACGGTTACGGGCGGCTTAAATTGGTTATCGACCTGACGCAGACAGCAAGCGGCACGACCTTCACGCAGTACGCATGGGATTGGGACTATTCCGCGACCAACAGCGGGTGGCCTGCATTGACGCAGGACGATATAAACGATGGTACGCACACCGCATATGAACTGCTTGTGTGTACGGTGAAATTCACGTCAAGCAACATCACAAGCGTTGTGACCGAAACGCCGCTGATTGGTGTAGCGAAAGATACCGCCGCCGCGCCCGCGCTCGGCACGTTGATAAATGGCGTGGAGTACCGATGCACGAACGCGTCCACCACGACCGCGCCAACCATTACGATTGCGGCGGTCAGCGCGCTTGATACCTCATTCAGCGCGGCAGTCGTTTACAAGTCGCCCGGCACGACCGCGCCCGTAGTGACCAATAATAGCGGCTACACGCTGAAATATGTCGGCACGGACGTTTCAAGCGGCACATTCGCGCCTAAAGCGGGGACGGTGTACCGCATTTCGTTTGTGTTCGACGGCATCTATCTGAATGCCTATGTGATGGGGGTGGCGTGATGAACCTGACCGGGGATCGCTGCCAGTGCTCGGCATGTGGGCTGTATTTCAAAAGCACGCGAGCCTTCGAAAAGCATCGTCACGGTGAATACGGCGTGGATCGACGGTGCATGTCAGAACCAGAAATGCGCTCAAAGGGCATGGAGCCCGGTGCTCGCGGGGCATGGGTGACGGCGCGTAATCTGAGGTTTACCAGCGCTGCCATCGCCAAAGCGGAGGGCAAGTGATGACCCGCGACGAGATCATCGAGATTGCTCAGCAGGTAACGAAGGAATTCGATTATCTGTGGTGCAACAACATGCCAGAGCTTGAACGCTTCGCAGACCTTGTCGAACAGCGCGCAAACGCATGGCGGCCGGCGAGTGAGCCGCCGGATAGCGATCGCGACGTACAAGCATGGATCAAGATCGACCTGTCAGAACTCGACGGGGTCGTCACTGAACAGTGCGACGCGCAGGCGTTTTACGAGGAGTGGGCCGGGCATGTGCGAGGCCCGGATCCCGATGGTGGTGTGCAGTGGTTTCCTGGGCACGGGT